GCTTACACGCAGCTACTAGGTTATCTGGATCATCGCTTCCGCCTCTTGCTACTGGGATTACATGGTCGCATGTATTGGCTTCCATTCCACACCAGAAGCAGATCCAGCCGTCGCGGTTAAGGATACGTAGACGAAGCTTCTTCCACTGTGTCGAGTTGCTCTTACGCTGTGAGTGTAGAGTCATTAGTAATAGTTCCGTTCTTGATGGAATGCCCACGCTTTACAGTTACTACCATAACGATTCGTAATGTATTTAAGAGTAGCGTCTATCTGACGATAAGGGTCTAGATCTCTGTAATGCTTAGAGCGCATCTGGCCTAGTCCGAAGTGACTACCGTTCTTCGCTGTGTATGACCATCGAGATTCTTTCGTAATGATTCTGTTAAAGCATTGGAACTCTTTATAATCAAGAATCCGAGAATGTGCGTAGAGCTTTAGATGATCTACAGAATAATTCTTAGCTGTTGCTTCTGGAATGCTCGTTATTAAGAGCGATGCCGTAATAGCATAGACCGCCCCTAAACCTATCTTTCGCTCTTGCGAGCTATCCGCTACAGCGGCTCGCCTTAAGCGAAGAGATAGTAGCGCGCGTGTCAAGTAGGGAGCGTAATCTTGGGAGTGTCCCACAGCTTTACGCACACTGTGGATAAGTCCTGTGGATAACTTCATGGCTTACCGCCCCAGCCATTACCCTTAAACACGATCCCACCAAGCGAATAAATGCGCTTCATGGGAACAGTGCAATTAGGACAGTAAGGATCTCTGGCCAGTGTGTCCTCGATGGGACGCTGTATCTCTAGCTCTTTACTGCACACTTCGCATCGATACTCATAGGTCGCCATTAGCTTCTCCAATTAGTGCCACTGTCATAGTCGAGCAGACGCAGCACTGGATCGTCTTTACATTATCTGGAAGATTATCCGTAATTACACGAATGAGCTGCTCGGTGTCCTTCTTGCAGACTCGGCACTTATAGCGCAGCTTGTCCATAGTTGCTCCCTTTAAGATTCTCGATCGGCTGTAGATTCTGTTGCGTTACCCACCATGTCGGCTGCTTGGCGTGTCTGTATCGTGGACGCTTGGCCATCGCTACTGGAATCCAGCCCGCTAATCTGTAATTCGGGCTAGTGCCTACTACTAGAACAGCTACATCGCTCTGGCGATCATTCTCATAGATTATGAGCTGTCCAGAATCGTAACGCGTCCACTTCACTTCGATAAAACTTCCGACATCTGCCGTCTTCTTAAACTGTGACGACCTTGGATCGAAGTTTGTAAATCCTAAATAGCGAGCGACTAAGATCTCGGCGACTATCGACTCGGCCACTTGCGCGACGTAATCATGGAAGCCAAGTTCTCTGTCGTATCTGCTCGAAGCGTCTGCGTGACCTTGGATCTGGGCGATTCGTTCTAAAGCTACTGTATGAGCTAAGACCTTATCTTCGATCGTGGGTTTAATCTTCATCTACAGTCACCGCAGAGCCAAGTTAACTTCTCTCCGCCTTGGCCCTTGGTATAACCGAAAGCGTCCAGCTTCTTTAATCTGGAGCAGCTGTCGCACTGTTCGATCTTGTATTCTGCAATGACTTCGCCGTTCTGTAGAAGCTTGGCTGTCATAGATTGCGGATAGATAATCTCGATTAAGTCGCTCATGCTTCTAAATCTCTCAACATAGATTCCCCAATAACCAACAGTAAAACTGCGATGTCGCCGTCTTGTAAACGTGAATCGGTTTTCCTCATAAGATTACACAATTCGATTTTTACGAGTTCTGCTTTTGGACTTAATGCATGACCACAAATTGTGTCGCCTATTTCTTGCCACGTCATAATTTCTTTATTCATAATCACACCTGTGGCTTCCACTTGCCATCGCTGGCTAAGACGTACCAGAGCGGCGAACACTGTGTCGCCTTGGTCTTTTCGACGCAGAACCAGCCGCCCCAAGCCTTACCAGTTTTAGCTTCTCCAGTCTTAAAGATTCGATGTCCATGGCTGCACTGTGGAGCTTCTGGAATTAGCTCTCCGCCCAGCTGCTTAGCGATCTCGTCCATCGATGATCCAAGGCTAGGAATGCCGCTCTGCTCGGCTTCTTCTGCCGTCTTATAGCTTGGCACTTCGCCGAACTTGACTGTCCAAGGGTCGTAATCCTCTGCCGTGGAGTTGGCTACCTTCGCGCTGATGGTCTCGACCTTCTCCATGTCCTGACGAGTCGGACGCTTATCTGCTCCTAGTAAAAGTCCGATGGCGCGGCCTATTGCGCTCGTCACCGTATCTTCTACGAAGAACTTCTTCATGTTGACGTTATAGGTCGCCACGTTACCGAATGCGTAATCTGTGGCCGATGGATTGATGTCTTCGTATTCGCGAAAGATCTGGGCTTGGATAAGGACATAACCCTTTTCGGCGTTAAAGTCCACGATGTTCGTCTGGACTCTAGCTGTAGGGTACGTTGCCCATAGTCGGGCAATTCTGGCGGCTACGTCTTCGTAATTGTCTAAGAAGCTCATTAGCGCACGTCCTTAGCTGCGTGACGTGATACAGCTCGACCGCGCTTAAAGCCTTCGCGCTGGCCTTCTCGATAACCGACTGAGTAGCTCATCGCTGCCCAGAGAATGCCCGCTATAGCCATGAGGACGAATAGTCCTAGTTCACTCGATGTCATTACTTGCTCCCGATACTGGGAACGACGTTCGCGCTCCCTATGTAAAGAGTGAAGCAAGAACGCGCATAGGTCAAGATTCCCGCTTATCTGTCGGCGTGTCGATTGGTGTTTTTGGCTTGGACTTTAATCCATTACCTGCAAGAACTCCGCCGAGAGATCCAGTTAAGAAGATTGCTAGAGTCTTTAATAAGTCAATGAATGCTGCGTCGTTCGGAGCTTGATTACCGATCGGCTGAGTAACGAAGATAAGCGCGTAAGTAATTCCAAGGGTAACGATTAAGAAGACCGCGGCTAAGGTCGATCCGATTATGAGAATGAGAGTTGCGTGGACTTCTTCTGGGCTACGGCGTCGGGCTGGGCTGTGGAGCTTCTTCTCCAAGGACGTCGCTAGTGCATGTTCCAGTAGGGATACACTGCGGTTTCTGGCATTCTGGCTTCGACCAGTTCTCGTATTCTTGGCATTCATAGCGAGTCCAACCCTGATAACCACAAGCGGAAAGCCCGACCGAAAGGACTAAGGCCAGACTTTCCGCGAGTAGTTTCCGAGTCACTTCCCCGATAACCCGAAAGCTGAATCTTTAGGATTTAGCCAGCGTAGGATTACAGGCAGAACGGCGGCAAGGCCCGCCATGCCGATCGCCTTCGGATCTGAGACTCCAGCCATGTAAACAGCAATTCCCGCAGCTAAGAAGCTACGCGCCCAGCTTGCGAGTAACGCTTTTAAGTTTTCCATCTTTCTTCTCCTTGATCTTCGGCTTCGCTGCCGATTGAGTAGGTACTTCGACGATCGGATAATCGCCAGCATAGGCGACGAACTTAGGTCGTCCGAAGCCTACGATCTCTTTACCGCTCCCGAATGCCCGCTCTTTAATCATGACCATTCCGCCGTTACGCTGATCACCTGTTCCCGATGTATTACCTTCGATCGTGATAACAGTCTTCGACTTAACTCCTACGACGATTCCGATGTGGCTAATACGGTCGACGCCATCATGCGGAAAGTCCATGAATGCAAGATCGCCGATCTTCGGCTCTGCATCTACCCAGCGACTTACTTCTTTTAGCTTATGCGCTCCCGCAGCTGTAGAGACCATAGATGGAAGCTTTACGCCCGCTTCATGGAAGCACCAATTAACGAAAGATCCGCACCATGGCAGACCGTCGGCTTTAGTGAACTTTCCGTACTTGGTTAAGTTATCGCCTTCTTCGACTGTACCGACTTCGGCCAATGCTACTTCTACGACGGCCGCAGCTGTTCCGACTGGGTAAGTCATTCGCCAGCTACGATCGGTGTGGATTGTTCCGCTTGCTGGCGTTCGTATTCTGACTTTAGCATTGAGGTAAATTGCTCGTTGCCGTGGTCAATTATGGCGTGAGTTTCTACTCCGCCTAATGTTTCTACTTCTACAAAGGTTACTTTATCCATTTTTATAACTCCGCACTAAAGCCAAGAAAGGCTGAGGTTGAATTGTTAGCAAGTAAAATGTAAGGAACAGCAGCGGTAAAACCGCTTTTGATAAAAGTTACACGACCAATTTGATTGTTACTTTCAGTAGTTTCCAAAATAAAACTTGATGGGCTAGTCGTTAGTGTTGCGCCGCTTAAAAGTGCCACATTTGAATAATCAATCGATGTCGGTGTAGTTCGCATTGCAACAGGTAATTGAACGCCAATTACTACATTTGCTGCGTTGTAACTTTGACCTTGACCAAACCAAGTGTAAGCCCCACCTGCGGTGCTGCGTGTGTAGTACCTCTGGCAAGCGGCTAATTCTCCTTGGATTGTTCCACCAACGCGCTGGAATGGTGTTGCGATAGAACCTAATTCTAATTGGATTTCTCCATAATAAAGGCTCACACCTGAAGCGACTGAACCAGTATCGTGTAAAACCATAAGAGATTTAGTTGTAGATGGAACAGCAAAAACAGAAGAAGATCTAGTGTAACTTCCATTAACTGCGCTAACGCTTCCGCCACTTGTTGCTGTAATTTCTGTCCAAGAGCCAGCGGGAGCGACGTCGACGGAAGTAGAATAGAATAATTTTGTCTGAATTGTTGTAGTCGTTGAGGCTTGATACTCACCCGATAGAACTACTGTCTTTCCAGCGAATGCGATCGCGTTCATTGTTTCGATCGCTTGACGAAATTGGACTGTCGTAGTTCCGCTTGTTACCGCTTTAAGTGCGTATCTTGATCCTGTTGGGACTGTTGTAGTTTCTTGTGAGAAAGTTGTACTTGCAGCATTCATCCACCACCGATCCGCTGTAGTGTATGCGCCTTGCGTCGCGCTAGATGTACCGCGCTGCCAGATGTCGAATCCGCCGTTTATCAAGATGTTTTTACCCGCTGCGCCTTGTCCGCCGCCGAAGTTTGCTTCATCAAAAGAAACTGTAACCGCGCCAGAAGTACCGCCGCCAGTTATTCCAGTTCCAGCCGTTACAGCTGTAATGTCTCCCACCTGTGGAGTAGTCCATGAATAATCTAGATCTGTTCCAGAAGCTTTTGCTAATACCTGTCCAGTCGTTCCGCCTTTAAGATCGACCAGAGCGGTGTCGATGTCCTGACCAAGAGCTGCGATCGCTGTCGCGCCGTCCTTGACCAAGTCGGTCGACTGCGGAATGTCCCAGCCGAAGTTCGTTGTAGTAGTTGCCATGTTATGCCACCGATCCGATCGCGTTTTCCCATGTAAGCGTTGGGCTGATTGTATTCCATGACTCGGCCGCGTTGACTTGATTCCATCGGAGTGTCACTTGCGAGAACTCCAGCGGCGAAGCGTTTATCGTAATAAATAGCGAGTTATAACTGGCCCTAAAAGACCAGCCTTCGACGTAACCCTCGAAGACAGTGTCGACGATGTTAGGCGGAAGATCTGTAACGCGTAGCGGCATTCCCATAAAAATCTTTAAGAGTGCGTCGCGGTCTGCGTCGTCGATGTCTGGCGAAGCGATAGGGAACTGGATCGAATCGAAGAATGCGCGTGGATAGGCTTTAAGCTGTAGACGACGAGCTAGAGCCAGAATGGCGTCGGCTGTCTTCTCGATGTTCGTGTCCCAGATTTCGGCGAACTTACCGTATTCGGAAATAGAAGCCGCTTGGCTATCTGTAAGCGTTGAGCCGTTTTTATAGTTAATCGTAATAAAGTTTCGGACATCGCCGCTTCGGGTTACTGACTTTAAGCCGACGCCGATTCCCTGAGTCGCTGAGATTTCGGTATAGCCATTAGCTGCGAGATAGGTCTGTCGATGTAAAGCGTCGGCATACCCGATTCGACCCGATCCGTCCTCGAAGAGATAGCCAAGTCCTGATTCTGCGATCTGGCTGGCTAACGTGTAGCTAGATACTGGATCGGCTGGACGATGGACCATTTCATACTGTCCAGGCTGATCGATCTCGCCTAGTCCTACGTTCTCCGCGTTAGCCCATGTCGTAGTCGGATCGTACTGATACCACTGTAAAGCGGGAGCAACTTCGTTCCAGTTATTAAGAAGAAGATCCGAAAGAATGTCGTAAATCTGAGTTCCATCGTGGGCTTTAGGTAGATTAAGTTCCCAGTTAGCGCGAGCTAATTTAGAGAGTGCGCCGAGTGCTGTAATGCGGGCAGAAGTAACGTAGTCCGTCGCTCCAGCTGACACGACACTTATTTCGATGTCGCTGATAAACCCGCCGTAGAGATCGACGTAAACTCCAGTCGAATCTTTAATTGAGATAAGGATCTCATTACCTACGGTAAAAGGGTAAGACGTATTCTGTAGGTTAATTAGTTCGATGTAGCAATAGCCCGCGACTGGCTGTTCATAGACGGAAGTTCGGCCGCTAGTGATCTGAACGCTGGCCAGTGTTACTTCTTGATAATCGACGCCATTTATAAGAACGCGCCATTCTGGATTCCATAGCGTCACGCGAACGCACCCGATCCGAGAGTTCCGCGATAGCTGGAATTATTAAGAACGTTAATAATTGCCCGGGCTGTACCTTCTGGGTCGATCGCTCCGTTAACAGTTAAGTTAATAACTGATCCGCGACCGCCGCCGCCTAACGCATGATTCGGAATAATCGTTCCGCTTCGGCTTGGCGTAAATAATTCTGGCCCTTGCTCGCCGACCATGTAAGAAGTTCCCGAAGTTACAGGGCCGCCCATGGCTCGACCGCCGCCGAAGATTCGATCGATTAGATCTCCAATTCCTCTAACTAAAGGATTATCTGCAACTAATCTAATAAAGTCCTTAACTAACTGAATCGCGTCGCCTAAGAAGTTAACCATCTTAGAAAGTCCGCTAACGATGGCAGAAATAGCCGTTCCTAAAACCTCGAAAGCTACTCTAAGGACTGTTCCGATTGCTGGCCCCATAGTGTCGCGGACGAATGAAGCTACGGACTTAAAGAGACTAAACAGCGGCGCAAGATCGTCGGCGTTAGCGTTAATGGAGTTTCTTACTTTATTAAACGCTGAGAATAAACCGTCTAAAGCTGGCCCGAAGACAGAAGCGAAAAATGGAGCTACGAAGTTTTTCATAAAGTCGTAAAGAGCCTTAAACGCTGGAATAACAAAATCGTTAAGAACTACTTTAATGTTATTAAATGGGCCTTGGAGATCTTTACCGATTGAGTCGGCCATGGAAGCAAGAGCTGGAATTACCTTATTAACAAACGAACTAACCAGCGGAGTAAGCGCGTCCAGTACGAAAGAACCTACGGTCTCTTTACCTTCATCGAATGCGATGTTAAGTCGATCTAATTTTCCTTGAAAAGTGTCGGCCTTGACTGACGCCTGATTCTCGAAAGTATCGGCGAGCTTCTTAGTGATCTCGTCCATGGAAAGAGTCTTTAGCTGGGTAGCTGAAAGTCCTACGCCAAGCTTTCCAAGAGCGGAAGTGTTACCCTCTGTAGCCTTGGCTAACGCGTTAGAGACCGCTTCTAGACTCTTACCGCTACCCGCGCTTATGTCGAGAGCTAAAGCTTGGAGTTTCTGGGCTTTCTCTACGTCGCCAGTAGCTCGGGCTAATCTTTCCAGCGATGGGCGTAACTGATCGTCTGTCACGCCGAACGCGAGCGATGTTTTAGTTATGTAACCTTCGGTTGCCTTAATCTGGGCATTCGTCGCGCCTGTAACGTTCTTTAGAGTTAAAGCGAGTTTTTCCTGAGCGGCTGCGTCTGCGATCGCTGACTTAACGCCATCGACGAGAAGCTTTCCCGCGTAGGCTGCGGCTGCGACTGTGGCAGCTGCGAAAGCGGCAGCGGCTACCTTGCCGAACTTGCCGATCTTGTCGGAGAAGCCTTCGACTTCTTTCTGCGCGCCTTTAACGCCCTTTTTTAATTCGTCGAAGTCGGCGTCGAAAGTTATCTTTACTTTTGGAATGCCAGCCATTAGTCGAGACCCACTTTCTTAATTATCGCCTGAACTATGTCTATGTATTCTTTCGCGACGATTGGCGTGTAATAGTCAACAGCTGGAGAGATCCAGTAGCCGCGCTTATTGCGCGGGGCCTTAAATCGATCGGTATAAGCGCGACCCAGTGAGTCCGTACCGCGACCGCCGCCGAACTCTGTTCCCCATAGAAGCGCGCCCGCTGGAGCTGCGCCCTGTCGGACTTTATTACCTTTACCGCTCTTAGAAGCTTCTCCGCCGTACTTGCGACCGACCTTCTTAGGCCCACCGATGTCGACACGAATAAGACGATCGCGTTTAGCTGTAATCGTTTGAGCTACGAGTTTAGTCTGTGGAGCTGGCGCACCGTCCGCGCTCATCATAAGCTGGCCCGCCAGACGCTTCGATAGTGGAAGAGCTGCGTCTCGGATCTCGTTTTGTGTTTCTTTATCGAGAAGATTAAGAGTCTGGATCAAGTTTTTAAGCGCGGCTGGCTCGACTTCTATCGAGTAAACGCCCTTCTTACTTGCCATTCCGTTTCTCCAGTATCTCTAACGCCGTTAAGATCTGCTCCGCCGTCTGCCACTCGCTCATCGGGATTTGAGTCGCGATAGAGAGTTCGACGATTAGTCGATTTAGGCTTCCGACGGGATAGCTTTTGGGCTTGCGTTACTCGCTGAGACTTCCGCCACCGTTTCGATCCAGACCTCGTAAGGCTTGACTGGAGTTCCCGCAGCTTCTCGCTTCATGGCCTGATAGCCAAGATAAAGAAGATCGTTCACTCCGATAGATTCGGCTTGCTGGATAGTCTTTCCAGTTTTGCTTTCCCACTTCGACCACTCGGGAGAAGCCGCCACGAATGTAACGGCCTCTCCTGAGAAGTATTCGATCTCGATGTTTAGTTTCATGTTCGCTCCCGATTCTGTTTTTTAACTAAATGTCTCTGTAGGTGTTCCCACGACTGTAAAGCTCATCGTAACAGTCTGAGCGTCTGGCGATGATCCGCCCACGCTTGGGAAAATTGGTAGAACGTTAAACGCGAAGACCGCTCCTGTAACAGCTGTTAGCGATACGGCTAGAGTCGTGTTAGGTGCTGTCTCTGCCGCTGTCCATAGAGCTTCGCAGAGCGAATCCGCTGCGCCCCAGTCTGCAAGCATTTCGACATCGAACGTCCACTGTGAATCGATAGACTTATAAGCCTTCGAATAAAGTGTGTCGTAAGTTTCGATAGTAACGTCGGCTGAAAGCGTTGCGCTTGTAGCCTGTTCGTCGTAATTCTTGGTAGCGATCGTCATAGCGAGATCGCGTCCAGTAATGACGGTCGTAGCCATTTTTTCTCCTTAGTTTGTTTGGGTGTAATAAGTCGACAGCTGAATCTCGCAAGCGAGAATCTCTGACGCGCCTATGTTTAACGGAATCGGATTCGATACGTCTCCGACTTCGTACCCTGACGGAATAGCCGCCAGAATGCTAATTACGAGCTTCTCAATGTTATCGAGCGCGCTCTGATTATCGTAGATCGCTACGCCTACAGTCATGATTAGATTGACTTTAAGTTTTACGTTTCCTTTACCTAAAAAGCTTGGCTCTAGGTAGGGCGTGTTCGGGACGACTGCCGCGAACGGAACGATGGGCGACTCTGGAACTGAGTCGTAAGTGTTAGCGGCTACTCCTTGGATCGCTGTCTTTAGTGGAGTTCGGACGCTTGTAAGTATCGAAGAAGCTGGCACTTTAGCCGCCGATCATAACTTCGACATCGACGTAATTACCTAAGAGGCCGATTACACGATTTTGGAGACTGCGGCCCATGCGATAGGGCGAACTGGCGAAGTCCAGCCCTTCGATCTGACCGCCCGCAGCTGTGCGAGATTGGAAGACTTCGATAGATACGGCATAGATAGCGGACTCGATCGACGCATTTCCTACGTAGAGAGTCGCAGCTGAATATCCGCTAAGTGTTGCCATGCCGTTCGGGATAATCTGGCGACGTGTTACGTTCGACGATGTAAGAGCGGCAGAGAATGAAGAGTCTGTAACGACTGTAAGAGTGTGAGTGGCTGTAAATGGAGCTGGGAGACCAGTTACGACGATCGACTGTCCTACGACAAAAGGGTGCGTACGACGAGTAAAGAATGTCGCGACGTTAGTGTCCAGCTCGTACTCGATTACAGCTGTCGAGTTCTGAATGAGCAGCGGGAGAATAACTTGCTCCGCTGTGTCGATGATGTCGTTTAA